TATGCGAATGCCCGGCGGCCTTCCGTCCGCAGGTATTCTTTCATCATTTTCTTAAATTCTGCCTGGCTCATTCTGTTCGCCTCGACCATGTCCTCCTTGGACGGTGTGCCCGCCTCGAATCGGTACGTTGGACTGAACACGAACTGCTGGCTTGCAGATTCGTTGCTGTTGCCATTTCTGGATTGTTTCTGTCCGGAGAATGCGCTCACGGTGTCTCCGATCACGCTCGACCTGTTCTCAAACTGTGGAGCCTCCAGCGTCTTGGATCCAGCGTTCATTACCGGCTGCGCGAGTGATTCGTTGGCTGCCTTCTGAACGAGTGCTCCGGTCTTCTGGATACCTCCTGCGAGGCCTTGGCCTGCGTACTGTCCTGATTGATCCAGGACTCTTGATGGAGAGTGAATCTTCAGTGCGCTGTTGACGGTTGCTGCTACCTGGTTGGCTATGCTTCTCGCCTGGGCGATCGCTGCAGCTCCACCGGCGGCGATTCCGTTTCTAAGCCCGGCCATTGCGAATGATCCGGCACTGTACATGCTTCCTGAAAGTCCGGAGAAAGCTCCGATCATCTGGCTGCTTGTGCTTCTGCACGCTGCCACTGCCTGGTTTCCGCCTGTTCTGACCGCCACCACGAACATGGTCATGCCGTTTCTGGTCACGGCCACGATGGTTGTCATTCCGGTCTGCGTTGTTGTCCGCATCACGGTGATTCCGGTTACCACGGCCTGGTTCGACTGTGTCATGGAGTTTCTGATGGCCACTGTGACCATATTCATGGCTACTGTGGTTAAAGCTCCGAGCGTTCCAAGTGTTGCCATTGTTGACCGCAGTGATACGGCCAGCGCGGTTGCTGAAGCTGCCGCTACTGTGATGCCTCCTGCAAATACGACCATGGATGCTGATGTTGCCATCATCGGTCCGGCCAGCGCTGTGATCGCTGCGGTGAACGGTGCCACTGCCGCTGCCATCCTTGTGAATGCTGCAGCTGTTGGCGTTGCCACTGCGTTGATTCCTGCCGCGCTTGCCTTGAATGCTGTTATCGATGCGCTGCAAAGCGTCAGCGCTCCGGCTGTCATTGTGATTCCTGCTGCCAGGAGCATGATTGCAGCTGCTGCCGCTGTACTTCCTGCCGCTAAGGCCAGGACTGCCGCTGCCGCTGCTGCCGCTGCGACCGCGAGTGGTGCCAGGGCTGCCGCGAGTGGTGCGGCTCCTGCAGCTATGATTGCCATCTTGGCCGCGGTTCCTGTTGCACCTTTGGCCATTGATTTAAGTGCCGATCCAGCTGCCTTTGCACTGGCTCCGATGATTTTCACCGATGCTGCTGCAAGTGCCAGGGCTGCTGCGAGTGGTACCATGCCGACTGATGCGGCTAGTGCTCCGGCTGCCAGTATCAGAAGGGCTGCGCCTCCTGCCGTTGCTCCGGCTGCCATTGCAAGTGCGGCCGCCGCGAATGGCAGCATTGCCGCTGTGAGTGCTAGGATTGGCGCTGTTGCTGATAGTGCTGCGGTTCCGAATAAACGGACCATCGTTGCTAAAAGCATGAATGAGGCCATGCTGGCTGTTGCTCCTGCTGCGATCATTGCGATTGCTGCAGCAAGTACCACGGCTCCAGCTCCAACCATTAAAACGCCCGCTCCGGCCGCCAAGGCTCCGGCTGCCATTGCGAGAAGTCCTGCGGCTGCCACTAATGCTCCGGCTCCGCATACTGCTGCAGATGCTGCGAATGCTGTTAGTGCTCCGCTAAGTGTCAGGATTGCCGATGCTCCGGTCGCTCCGTATGTTGATAAAAGCGGAAGCGATACCGATATAATGGCCAGCGCTGCTGCTCCCAACATGGCCGCTGTTGCCACTAATGTGAGCGCTGCTCCAAGTGCTGCGATCGCTGCAGCTCCTGCCAGGAGTATTGGCGCCAAGGCTCCGGCTATTGCTCCGAATGCGATCAATCCCGCCGCTAAGAGTGCGAGGGCGATCTGCGCTGCCGGTCCTGCGCTTGCGATCTGCGTCGCCGCCTGGACCATGATCAGGCATCCTGTTGCCGCCAGAACGATAGAAGCTCCGAATGCAATCAGTCCGACTGATGCTGCTGTGAGTGCAGGTCCGAGCGCTCCGGCTACTGCCATCATTGCGATCATTCCTACTTCCATGATTGTGAGTGCTGCGATTGCCATCGGTCCGGCTGCCGCTACCTGTGTTGCTGCCATCGCCATGAGGCTCATTCCGGCCGCTGCCATCAGAACTGCTCCGCCGAATGCGAGAAGTCCCGCAGATGCTCCGGCGAGCTGTGGTCCCATTGCTCCGGCTACTGCCAATAGTGCAATGATGCCGCCTTCCATGAGTGCCAGGCTTGCGAATGCCATAGGTCCTGCGGCTGCCACCTGTGTTGCTGCCATTGCCATCAAACTCATACCGGCTCCGGCCATTAAGATTGCGCCTCCGAATGCCAGGAGACCTTGCGTGCCTGCCTGCAGCTTCGGTGCGAGCTGCGCTGCTACTGCCATTAATGCGATAATGCCTCCGGCCATCAGGACGGTTGCTATCTGCGCTCCTGGTCCCGCTGCAGCGAGTTCCTTGGCTGCTTTTACTAATATCCACACGCCTGCGGCTGCGGCTGCGAATCCGATTCCGAATCCGAGCGCATTCTTGGCTGCTGCGGACATTACACTGCTTCCCTCTTTGAGCGGTGCGCTCATGCCTTTAGTTTTCTTTCCGATGCTTCCGATCGCTTTTCCAACCTTGCCGAATGTTCCCACCAGGGATCCGGCCACTTTGAACAGTCGACCGCCGATCAGCAGGACTGGTCCAGCTGCGGCTGCAATGCCTACCCATTTCACGATGTTCTTCTGCATCGACGGATCCAGATTGTTGAACTTGTCAATTAGCCCGGTCAAATTGTCCACGAAAGGCTTCAGGACTTCGCTGGCGATTCCTCCGACCGTATATTTCATAACGTCAAAGGATGAATTCAGTTTTTCCAGGGATCCACCCATTCCGGATAGGAGTGCGTCTGCCATCTTCTGCGAGCTTCCGGCCGCTCCTTCCAGCGAGCTTGCGTATTTCTGTACCTGATCCGGTGATGCATTGATCAGCGTCATCCACTTGGCCATCTGGTTCTTTCCGAAGATTGCGGCCGCCGCACTCATCTGTTCCTGGCTGGTTAAGCCCTGAAAGCTATCATGCAGCTGCTTCTGCACGTCGACCATGCTTTTCATGGATCCATCTGAATTGAATATCTCCAGGCCTAGTTTTTTAATCCAGGTAGCTCCGTCTTTGGCCGGACTTGCTAATCTGGCCAGACCTGTTTTCAGTGCCGTGGCTCCTTCAGCACCACTGATTCCGGCATCGCCGAAGATATCAGTAATTGCGGCCAGATCGGACATTGACCATCCGACTGAGCTGCAGATCGGTCCTGCTGTTGCCATGGCGTCGAATAAATCCGTGACAGTCGTGTTGGCCTGCGCCTGGGCTGTCGATAGGATATCTGCTGCTGTCGCTGCGTAGTTTGAGTCCTTGCCGAACATCTTCAGGGCGTTTCCGAGGCCGCCGGTTACGACTGATAAATCCGTCGCCGTTCCTGCTGCCAGGTTCAGCGCGGGCGTCAGCATGTCTCCTGCCTGCTTTGCATTGAAACCCTGGCGTGCGAAGTTCAGCGTTGCGTCTGCTGCGTCCTGCATTCCGAATACGGAATTTGCCGCTGCTTTTTTCATTGTTGATTCGAGCTGTTTGGCCTGGGCGTCTGTTGATCCCATGGTTGCCTGGACGAGCTTCATGGACTTATCTACGGATCCGAACTCCTTCACGGATGTGGCACCGAGCGCGATTACCGGCATCGTGACTCCTGTGGTGAGCGCTTTTCCGGTACTTTCCATTACATTTCCGATACCGGTTAATGCGGAAGACAGGCCGCCTTTTCCAAGGCTGCCGAGCATCTTCTGTGCGCTGCTGACTGACGTCTGCAGCGATTTATCTAATTTTCCGGCGATCTTAATCGCTACTTCGAATTCGCTCATTTCTTAGGTGTCACCTCCTTCAAATCGGCGCATAAATCAATAAGGTCAAAGATGTTCATTTGCAAAAAATAATCTAACCCTGTGCTGAGGTTCAGCGACAGGGTTAGACAGCATTTCCGCAACTCTGAGAAGTCCGCAGGATTTATTCCTCGCCGAATAAAAAAGATGTCACTCTGTTCTTGAGCGCCAGGGCGTCCTTTGGCTTCAGCTGCTTAAAGAACTCGATCGGCATCTTCAAAGCTCCGGCTGCGATGATGAGGTCGTATTCCAGAGTTGTCTCTGGAAGAACCGACACGGTTCCGTTGTTTGTGAGGACCTTGTTGGCCTGGATCATATCTGCAGCAGTCAAATTGTCGAGCCCGCTGAGGTCGATCTCGCAGATCTTCTGTCCTTCGAAGTCATACTCTCTACTGAGCTTGAGCTTCATCTCGTTGTCTTCTGGCTTGTTGATTTCTGTGACTTTTTCACTCATTTTGCGTTCCTCCTGTTATCTAGCACTGGCTTCTGATCTGCGCCAGCATGTCTTTTCCGTTTAATACGAATACGAAGTTCAGTTTGTCGAGCTCCAAAACGACGGCGTTGTTGATCTCTACTTTGATGTATAAAATCTCAAGCTCGACCTCTGATTCCATCTTCTTTCCTTTGGCTACCTTGCCGAGTGTGGTTGTCTTGGCTTTGCCTCGTACCACGACTCTGATCGGGTAGTATCCGGTTGCTCCGGTCTTTGGATCCGTGCACTGCATAGATCCTCTGAGTGTCAGGAGCGGCGGCTCTGTGGTGTTTACGATGGAGAACATGTCGCTGTATAAAACTGCGAATGGGATCTTGATTGTGGCGCTGGAGAACTGTCCAGTTACCGGATCCTCGATCTCGCCGAGCACTCCGGTGCCTTCCACGGTATCCGTGATGGCTTCAAGCTCCGGAAGCTCCACCTCGCCGGATACTCCGACGAGGGCATTGGCGCCGTTATAAATGTTGAAGTGGTTTAATACTTCAGGAATAATGCTTGCCATAATTAGTTACCTCCTACTGCTGCTGCCAGCGTGTCTGTATCGTAGTCGATGATGTCCACGATTTCCTGCGCTGGTGTGTACGGTGCAATGTGCTGTCTGAACTTCATCGTTCCGGCCAGGATGGCAGTCTTTGGATTGTCATCTGACTTGTATTCGATGGAAGCTCCGGCCCAGTATTTAGGTGCGTATGCGCTGCAGCGGATGTTCTCGCTGTCCACTACGCTCTGAACCAGGACGTTGTTCATCGGATCGTCGACTTCATCGAAGTATGTCTGAATGAAGTTATTTCCCTGCCAGCTGAACATGCGGCGAACTGCGAACCAGATATCTTTCGCGTCTGAGCTCGCTGGATACGCTCCGGTGTAGTTACCCCATAAGCGATAGCCGTTCTGGTTGATCGCTGTGGTTACGCCGTAGCCGTTGACCGTGTTTGCCTGGTCCTGGTCGAGATATACTTCCGTTCCATCTTCGAGGCACTGGCCTCCGACTCCGAGTAAATGGTTGGACGGTGACTGGTTTGGTACGTCCTCGTTGTCTGATGCCATGTACTGGATCATGGCTCCTGCCACTGCAGATTTTGCGAGAATGTACTCGCCGACTCTGTCGCATGGCCAGAGCGGATAGCAGAATGGGCTTGTGTATCCGGATTCCTCTTTCACGCTCTTGGTGTCTGTGTATTTCTTTGCCTTGGCTGTATCAAGGTCAAGAAGTGCCATTGCACTGTATACGCCATTGATCTTGGCCGCCTTGGCTGCAAGTGCAAGACCGACCTCCGGAATCTGTGACCAGCCTGGTGCGAGAATGAGTCCCGGAACGATGCCGAGTCTTGGGTATACCTGTCTAATGACCTGCGCTCCTGTCTCAGCTCCTGTGGATGGATCCACGGCTCCGATGACGTCCTCTTTCGTAACCTTGGACGGATCGATGACTTTTCCGCTTACCTTGATGGCTGTTGCTGCTGCGCCTTTTCCGCCTGCGAGCATTGTGATTGTGAGGAATCCAGTTGTGCTGTCAAATGCGGCACTGTAATCCTCGCCAGCCTTGAGCTCTGTATCGCCAGTTGAATTCTTGACGGTGAGCCCTTCGAGGATGATGCCTTCTTTCTCGATCACTGCCTGCTTCTGGTTTACCTGGTACTCTGCCTCTGCGAGTTCCTTGTTGTGCTTTGCCGGATCCAGGACGTTGATGTAAACGACCGGACTAACCTGGAACAGGTTTGATGTTGCGAACATCGTCTGGCAAAGTGTGAAATTCTTAAAGTCTACGGAATATCCGAGTGCTGCCATGGCTTCAGTTCCTGAATTCGCAAGAATTGGAACGTTCACGGCTTCGCTTGGATTCTCGGCCATATTGACCGGAGCTGTTCCGACGACTACCTGGACGGAGCTGTTGCCGGTCTTTGGTACCTGAACGGCTGTAGCTTCTTCCTGGATGTAAACTCCATGTCTGATGCTCATTAGTTCTTACCTCCTCTTTCAAGTTTGAATTTCTGCGCTTCTGCGTAAGCGCTGTATACGTATCCTCTCTTTTCTCTGATCATTCTCTCGGCCTCGCCGTATTCTCTGATTGGAATGAAAAGGTTCAGGATCATTGGTGCATCCGCTTTGGCTGCTTTCGCTGCCTCCGGGATTGTCGTGTAGACTGTGCCGGTGATGGCGATTCCGCTGATTGTTGGTCCTACATAGAGGACTGCTTCAGTCTTTGCCTCCGTCACTGCCTGTGCCTTTTTTGCCGGTGCTTTTGTCTCCGGCGCCTTTACTGATTCGCTCATGACCAGTCATCGCTCCTTCCTATTTTTGGTACGTAGAATTTGATATCTATGGCTCCGAAGTAAAACGGATACGTGTCCTCATCCTGAAGCGCAAAGCTCACATTCTGGTTCGCTCTGAATTTACTATCCAGGAGCGGTCTTTCCAGGAACCGGTTTGTGATCTTTGTGATCATCTCCAGGATGGTTCTGTGTCCGTTCGTTTCTTTGTCGTAGTCACAAATTCCGAATAATACCGTGGTTCCGACGAGCCATGGCTCATCGTCCGTCGGTGTGTTGCCTTCTTCGATTCTCACGATGAAGTAAGGGAAGAACTTCGACTGGTCTTCCTCATCGTCTGTGATCTCCGGCAGTCTCTGTTCGTAGCCTTTTACTCCGACCACGTCCTCTCCTGCAGCATTTTTCAGCTGCATCTGCGCCAGGAGTTCTTCGATTTCGGCGATTAGCGATTTCTGAAGGTCCCATGGTGTCATTGTCTTCCTCCTACTTTGTGAGTAATTCTATTTGCTGCTCCACGTAATGCTGCAGGTTCCGGTCGATGGATGGTTTCACGACTCCGTATACCTTTTCCTCGTTACCGATCATCTTCGGGATTGAGTTGGAGCTCAGCTTCTTGATTGGCAACCTGGCGGTGCTTCGTCTCTGATAAATCTGACCGTTTGGTCCTTTGAAGGCTTTAATATTGCCATATATAAGCTGCTTCAGGCCGCCGCCCTTGATGATGTTTGCTTTCGCTCCGGTTTTCTTCGGTGCGGTTGTGTGAAACTTTGTGATTGAGAGCGGTTTGCCTTGTGAATGGATCACCGCTTCCAGTCTTCCTGCGGACGCTTTCCGGATCGTCATGTCCTTCTTAAAGCCTCCGGATTTTACCGTGTAGGTCGCCTGCGCTTTATTTGCGAGATCTACTCTCGCTGTGACTGCTACTTTATTCAGGGCCCGCGATATTACCGTTGGCGCTTTTCGGCTCATTTCTCCGAGCTTCGCCTGCACTTCCTCCAGCATCTGTTCGTCTACCTGGTATTCGATCATGCTCTGTTCGCCTCCAGTGTGATTGAATAGATACCGTCCTCTGAAATAGCATCAGCTACCTTGTATGGCCTCTTGTCGAATTGGATCAGGGATCCCTGCTTCGGCATTGGACCATAGTCGGTGGCTGCTACGTAGATCAGTTTTTGGTTTTTATAAATTCCATCCATGTGCTGGTTGAATCTCTTTTCACGCTCGATCTGTTCGTTGGAGTCTACCTGAACCGGCATCATCTTTCCATTGAGATCATGCATGTCCGAGAACTCATCCGCGTTCATGAATGTGTCGTGCACGTCCGACGCGATTACGTCTTTGAAACTCATTTTTTTCGGCTCCGGGTTGGTTTCTTTACCGGATCAGTGGCTCTTTCGATGCTCTTTGGGATTCTTCCAGCGAGGTCATCTTCGTTGCCACTATTGCTGATTCCGATCTGTCCTGGCTGAGCTGTCAGCATCTGCGCTCTTGGAGCCGGTGCCTCTGGCTCATCCTCTACC